TCTAAATTTTTTAATTTTACGTTCATACATTTGTCTATAGTAATTAGCATATTCTATATCTTCATCATCTTCATATAATCTTGCTTTTACATAACATACAACTGCATTATGTAATGCACTATCCAATCCTAAATCACTTTGAAGATTATCTGTTGTTGCTGTTGCTTCTTCATATTTTGAATGATATGTTATTCTTAATCCATTATCAATAAATAAAGAAGTAAAAGTACCTGTTTCATTTGTATTAGAGTCTGAACTAGAACGTGTCATTGTAAATGAAGTTATACTTGTTACAGTAACAGATTGACTGGCTAAATTATCATCATTAAAATTTGTTGTTCCAGATATGCTTACTCTATCTCCAGTAGTAAGTCCATGTGCTGCACTTGTTGTAAATGTTATTGTAGTTCCTGAACAATCTGCATCACTTATTGTGCCACTTAAATTTCCATCACCTTGAAATGTATCATATTTTTCAGTTGTTCTTTCACCTGTTGATGAAGTATCTTCAGCTAATATTGCAATACGATTATCATCATTATACCATGTAAAATAAGTGTTTGGAAATGTTCTTTTATTTGTTGCCATAATTAATTCCTATGTTAATGAATCATCATCACCACTTGAAGCAGTAAATGTCTCTGCAGTAGTATTTGAATCTGTATCAGCTCTAAGTATTTTATGTGGGTCAGTTAATTTTGGTATCATTACATATCTATCATTTGTATCAAGTACCTCAACTCTTATAATATCAATCATATCATCAGATAATGTATACCATCTTTGTTTCTTTTTTAAGTCAGTTGTTACTTCTTTTGTGTAATGTTGTTTCTTTTCACCAATATCAAGAAGAGCATCATTAATTAACCTAAGCATATATGTCTCTGACTTAGCTCCAACTGATTCATCTATATCATCAATAATATTTTGTACTGTCATACTTTTAGCCATTATCCATTATTCCTTTCAGCTATATCTTTGTCAATTGTTGTTGTGCTAAATTCAACCTTTGTTTGCCCACTCCATGTTGTTCTCATATTTATTTCTTTACTTGGATTATAACTAGGAGCAAATGATTTGCCACATTTATTGGAACAATTAAGATTCACATCAGTTTCAACACATTTTTCACAATTTTTACAATAATAATATCTCATTATTTTGTTTTCGTAGTATAAGAACGACCATCCCATGTAAAAGTCTTCTTACCTGCATCTTTAGCTTTTTTAAAGGCTTTTCTAAACTTTCCAGCTGGTTTAGATTTTTTATCATAAGTAGCATAAGCTCCACCTTCAGTTACAGTAACCTCTTTTACGCCTTTTCTTATTCTACCAGTTGGTTTCCCTTTTTTAGGATTATAGTTTTCACCTGCTTTAACTTTATCCATTCCTTCTTCTAATGCTAATTTATTTATTTTTTTAATATTTCTTCTTTGTTGACCAGCTTTATCCTTACGTCTTGCTTTTCTAGCTTCACGTCTATCTTCTCTTCTTTTTTTTGAAAAGAATTTACCTTTTTTAGATGGTTTAAATCCTTTCTTCTTTTCTTTTTCTGATGCCCATTTAACTTGTTCACCAGGAATATCCATAACTTTTCCACCTTCTTTATACATTGGATTTCCAATTGCATTATATCCAGTCTTACCTCCACCTGCATATTCTGTTACATTTCTTGTAGCTCCATCAGATATTGGAATACCAGTTTCAGTTAATTCTTTATTCTTAGCTATCCTTACATCAGCCTCAGCTTGACTTTCGTTATCATATTTCTCAAATTTTGGCATTATTTTCTCCTTTTTTTTGCATCAATGCTTGGTGGTAATTTACCATGAACATTAATATATTCCAAAAATGGTTCAGTATTTCCATTTACAGAATCTTTTTTAATTACATATTCTCCACCTTCAACTTCAATAGGTATTCCACCTTTTTGATGTGAAGGGCCTTTCATTTTTCCACCTTTTTGTGCTTGTTTAGAGTGACCCCAACCTTTTTTCTTTAAAGACATATGCTCTTTGTAAGTTTTAGCTTTTTTAGATTTACCATCACCATACATCATGTGTGGTTTAAAATCTTTCTTAGTTTTACTTTTAGACATTTATAAATATTCTATATGAAAAACTAAATCCAAATCATCAGCTGCACCATAGTCCTGAGCATCTACAGCTATACCAGCAACATATACGCTTGTTGAACCTCCAGCCGCTTGAAGTAATTGTGGTGCCTGTAATCCAACACTATTTTGATTTCCACCTGTTGTATAGATTCCTGAACCGCCTAAATCTTGTCTATTGTCACTAGAATCTATATGTACAATTCCTGTCATTTCAGCTGCTTCAACATTTGCATCTGTAATTGCAGGGCCACCACTAGAACCTGGACTTAACGCTCCAATTAAATCATAACTATTTTTCATAAATACTAATGCTATATCATCTGCAGCGTCATGTTGATGAATCATTGTTACTGAAAGTAATTTTGAAACTCCACCACGACTTGATACTGCATTTGGTATTTCTGTTGTTAAAAATAAAACATCCCCAGCATCATAAGCAGTACCTGATATTGTTGGAGTTATCGTTATTATATTTCCACCTGGGTACATTCCCATTTGTTTCTCCTATTATTTAAAGTTAAAATTTTTAGTAGATTCGGGAGTTGCCCTTTATACGACAACCCCCATAGTTCTACAAGACTATTAATCCTTATTGTTTCGGATTATGATGTTTGTATGCCGTTATTAATACTACTAAAGGCTTCTACTACCCATTCACCATTTATAGCCAAGAAGTTAACCCAATCACCACGTTGTGCAGTAGTATCAAGAATTACATTCGAGACTTGTGTTCCAGCAGTCGAATTAGCAGCATCACCACCAGCATCTTTATTTACACCACTTATAATTGCACTACCAGCAGCAATTGTAATATCGCCAGTTGGTGTTTCTTCCCAAACAACAAATTTGTAATTAACACCATCTTCTAAAGATGTTGGAAGAGTTATTTCATAAGCACCACCTGCAGAATCGCAAGCAAATACTTTACCACTATCTTCGTTAGTTAATGTTACAGCAGAAACAAGATAACCAACTTTTTTCTTGAATCCTGCAGCTTTGTTGCTATTTTCATTTAGATAATCACTTCTCATTTTACACACCCTCCAAGTTAATCAGTGCATGAGTTTCAGGAAGAGATATTTCAAGACCTGCTTCTGTAAGAATCATATCTTTTCTTAAATCTTCGTCAGCTTGTTGCACGTTTGTTGTTATATGAGTGTCTCTGTTTATGCCATTACCAACAAGAGGTCTATAAGCTACATGGTCTAAGTCAACTAAAGTCATAAACCCTGATGCCATTCCTCTAAATAAAGGCTCTCTAACAAGAGATATATCACCATGAACAGTTTGTAATTTAGTTACGTTATGACCAAATGCTCCTTTAGATTTCTCATAGTTATAAGCCGCTCCAGATGAATTTAATAATGAATAATCAATAAACCCACCATCACCAACTTTATTAAAATGAGAAATAACAGGAAGACTTGCTAAGCATAGTTTAGAAGAAGTTCCACCCCTTGCAGGGTCAAAAATAACTTCTAAATCAGTTAATAAGTCGTCATATGACCATTCAGATGCTGCTACTGATTTGTAGTACGCTTTATCTTCTGTGTAAGACATTTGCCCACCACCATTAATAGCTTCAACTTGAGTTTGTGAATTTGCAATCACATGACCTGTAATACCATCAGTATAATTGATGCTATTTTGAGAGCCTCTCATACCGAAAAGCATTGCTCTTTCAATGTCAATTTTATGTTCTCTTAATTTAAGATTCCATATTCTCTGCCATTCATCAGCATAACCACGATAAACAGTTGCTCTTGATGTATTAGTCATTTCACAAGCTGTTTTAAAGATTTGTGTATAACCATAATCATTTTCTAGCTTTTGTGACCAAACATCTGGAGCTCCTGAACCTTCTTCGAATGCTGTACCAATAACAGTACATTTAACATTGTCTTGAGCAGATAAAGAATCTGAAGTTGCATTTGCAATTGTTGTACAAGTTGCAGTTGTGTCAGCACTATTTTGAACAACTGAATTAACCCTAACTTGACAAAATGCTGGTTGTGCACCATCATCTGCTTCACCTATTGTTATAACCATTCCTGGTATCAACCAATCAACAGATGCTCCGCCTGAAGTATCAAACAAAATATTAGTATTACTACCAGCAGCACTAATAGTTTGAGCTCCTTTAAGTAAAAAAGCTCTATCTGTAATAGATATTTTTGTTCTATCTTCTAAAAAACGAAACTGAGAATCTGATGTTGGCACTTTCCCTACCTTTGATAGATATACGAAAAATGGAGATTCTTCTGGTGATAAATCTGCAACCCTATCACTAAAGTCAAATAATCGTCTTGAATGAAAGTCTGTAGCTGATACACCAGGAGTTCTTGTTCCATTAGCCGATAAACTACCGCCTGTAAATGTTGCCATTTTATTTTCTCCTTAGTTTATAATTTACAATACATTTGAACGACTTCCAGCTTTCAAAATACCCTCCCACATTGCATCCTTCTCATCTTTTTTAATAGGTTGTTGTCCATTAAGGACTCCAGCCTGCTGAGGAACAGCTTGATTTTGACGAATTGCATCAAGTGGACTTTGAGTATTTTGTTCACCTTCTGTCGGTTGTTGAGTTACAGATTGCCACATATTAATAGCACCATCAATACCATATTCAGCAGGATTCTTACTGGCAAAGTCCATAAACGACTGGATTTGTTCAGGATTCAATCCTTTGTTAGAAAGTTCAGTTTGAAGTTTGGACATGCCAATTTCTTTTTGAACTGCACCAACTTGTGCACCAACTTGGTTTTCTACTGCATTATTAATAGTGTCTTGTAACTCTTGTTGTCGAAATTGATACGACTTAGACGATGGGTCATTATAGGCTTCCCAAGGGTCAAACTCATCTTTAGATAATTCAACACGTTGAGGTTGTTGTACTTGTTGACCACCTTGTAGCATTCCGCTAACTGCCTGAACTATATCAGGTCGTGATTCAAGCATTTGTCCAACTTGTTCATATTGTTTTAACTTTTGATTTTCAGCATATAACTTATCTTTTTCTGATTGGTGATACTTAGCCTGTGATTCCCAATCATTACCAGATGTTTGCTGCTGAGTTGCTTCATCTTGCCCTACATTATCATTAACTTGACCTTCTTCAAGATTGTTATTTTCTAATGCGTTATCCATATTACTATTCTCCTTTATTTTGCAATTTCTCTTGTCTTTCTTGAGCTTGGCCACGTAAACGTAACTTCTCTGACTCGAGCTTAACTGCTTGTTCAAGTTTTCCAACCGCTAACTTATTAGCTGATTTGGATTCGGATTCATGTGATTTCAATTCAGTTTTGAATTTCTCAACTTCTGTTCGTTTTCTAGCTGAGATTGACTCTCTATGAGCTGTTTGTAAATCACCTTGTAAGTTTTTGACAGCTTCTTGTGCTTGCTGTAATTGTCCTTGTAATTGTTGTACAATATCCATTCTTTGAAGTACACCTTCTTTATCGAATATATCTGTTTTCATTAAAGCTTCTGTTCTATCAATAAGACCAGCTTGATAAGCTTCCATGTAAATTGACCATTCACCCCATCTATTTGATGGCATTGTAGAGTTTCCAATAATATTAATATCATATTGTCCTATTGTCAAATCATTCATCATCTCACCAATAGCTTGAGATTTATCATTATAATGATTAACCATATATTCACTCATATCATTATTTGGCTGTACTACTCTAAATACTTTTTTATAAGTATAATGTTCTTTAGAAAAATTATATATAACTTGTCCTAATCTTCTTAAAGACCCTTCAATATCCCTTAATTTTGATTTACTTCTTCTTTGTCCAAAATCTTCCATCATCATAGTTCCAGATGAAGTTCTTGGAGCAGCTTCAGCATTACCTTGCTGCATTTCAAAAATACCCATATT